CACAACATTATATTTACCATCTGATGATCGAAAACATTCAAAACGTTTACCAACGAGCAATCGCGCTTGAGCGGCGTTTCCGCCTTCGCGAGTTGTTCCCAACGGGCGTCGTCCCTTATCTAGCAAAGCTAGAGTACGATGGAGTTATTGCAACTCCCAAAGGCCCAAAGGCTTCTGTAGCACCGAGTGTTACAAAGTCATTTATCGCAAAACCGTCCTTGCAAGTTTACGGCAAGAGTGGTTATGTGATCAACTGTACCGAAACCATGCAGCACATTGGAGCTATGGATCCATATCCATTTTCCTCCTCTGTTCCCAAGTTTGATCCTTGGTTTCGTCATGTCTTAAAAGCTAGAGCACCTGATGTGTCTCAAATGCTTGAGGACACTTTTGTACGTGATCCATGTACCCCAGAACGAGTTATGCAACACGTCAAGCTTTACGACAGAAAATGGAAGCGGATGCCTCGCAACGCTACCATGACACAGGCTAAACAAATCGTCACTGAAATGTTTGAGTCTGTCGGCAAAGTTGAACCTATTGATTTCAACTTCGCTGGCTGGCACAAGATATTGCCCCATTTGGACATGTCTTCATCCCCAGGTCTACCCCTTCGTCGTGAATGGTTGACACAAGGCGAATGCTTAGGTCATATCTATGACAAAGCAAAACGTCTTAACCATTTCGCAAAGTTCCTCCACCCTGCAGCCGTTCGTGCACCTCCATGCATGATCGGTCTACGTCCGGGTCTACTCAAGAAGAGTGAACTGGATGTTAAGTCTAAGGCACGTGGTGTCTGGGCTTACCCCGCTGAAGTCAAAGTGCTTGAGATGCGTTATGTCGTCCCACTTATTGAACGGTTCTCTTTCCGTTTCGGTAAGCTTCCTTACCCCATTGGACGCAACATGACCAAAGCTCTTCCTTTCTTCATCGACCATATCCTCCAAGACCATAAGCATGGACTTGTTACCGATATTTCGAAATTGGACACGTGCGTAGGACCTGATTACATTGACTGGTCTTTCGACTTCCTTCGTCAGTTTTATGACATGGGAATGACAAAGTCAGCCTCGACTCGCAATGAGAATGTATTCTCTTTCCTCCACTATTATTTTAAACGCACACCAATCCTCCTCCCCTCAGGGCAGCTTGTTAAGAAAGCTGGTGGTGTACCATCAGGTTCGGGTTTTACCCAAATCGTTGATACACTCGTGACACTACTCATCTCTGTCTATTCCTTCCTCCGTATGGGTCTGTCCAAAGCAGACATCATCGGAAAGATCTTCGCGGTTGGTGATGACATGGCAGCATCAGTTGAATCTGATTTCCAAGTTGAGAAGTTTGCGTACTTCCTTGGACAAATTGGCTACGACGTCAATGTTGATAAAGTCATGTTCTCAAACAAAGGTATTGAATTAAAGTTCCTCGG